ACCATCAATACGTTCTTTAAGAACATTACCAGTGCCACCACCTTGAAGTTCACACATAAGACGATACCTAGATCCAGCTTCATATTCTTCAATAGATATGAGCTTTCTATGAAACATATACATTAAACGAGACTCACGTATATTTAACCATACTTTACGTTTGTCTAAAATTGTAGATATTAACTCAGGTTTTTCTATCTGACGCATAAGATACTTTATAATCTTCTATTGCATTATCAACAAAAGATCTAAATTTTTTGTTTTTATTGTATAGATTATTAAGTCTATAAACTCTGTTTTTATTACAATTATGCAAACGAGCAATAGTGCTCTTACACCCATACACTTGTGTAGGGTGCAATAGCCAAGAAAGTAAAATACATAAATTATATATTTTATATTCGTTACTATTACCAATAGTTCTTTTACCTTTTAATATATCTACAGATACATTATAAGATGAACTACAATACTTTTGAATATTATTAACCATAAGGAGATAAACATGAAGATTGAATATAGACATAGTGCTTCAAAAACTAATAGTTTTATTGATAGTCCACCCTATTGGATTATCAACAACTTGTATGATTTTGAATCAAAAGCAAATGCCAGAATGAAAATGGGTAGTACTGCTGAAGTTGCAGCAGAACATGCTTTACAAAACCAAATCACTGATGAAGAAGCTATCATAGATTACGCAAAAACTGAATACCTAAGATTAGAAGGTGATGAGTCAGATGACGAATGCCTTTGGTCTGGTATTATTGCTAATCAGTTTGTTAAAGAACTACCACAATTTGGTAAAATTGTTTCTTATCAGAATGAAAAGCAAATACCTGGTGACAAATATGGCTTAAAATATGACGTTGTAGGTAAAACTGACTTTGAGTTTGACGATGTAATCATAGATACTAAAGCTACTGCTTACATTAAAAGACTTAAATCTGGTGCTATTGATAGCAGATGGTACCCAAAAGACGCTGATTTGCGTCAACAAGCCCTCTACAAAGACCTTTTTAATAAACCGACTGCATTGCTCTATTGTTCGTATAAAGACGTTTATAGCGTGGATATGGAAGGCAGAGAGGGTCATTTAGAGACCATTATACAAGCTATGAAACATATAGAACATATCTTGGATATTGCTAAAACAAAAGAAGATATAGTTAAAATGTTTCCATTAACTATGGATAACTTTAGATGGGGTAAATCAGATAATGAACCATCTAGAATATATGCAAAAAACGTTTGGCAAAATGCTTTTAAATAAGCTATAACAAATAATGCAAAAGTTTGGAAATATAATAAAACAAATAAACAGGAGAACAAACATGGAACATGAGACATTTGAATGCTCATTTAAAAAAGCATTCGAGAAAGATGATGGTCAAGTTACTGTCTACGTTACCAAAGACGATGGTAGTGATATGACTATATATGGTGAGGCTTTAGGCTCATCAAGATGGCCGAAGGGAGCAAGACTTAAAATTGATGCACAGCCAGTAAGAACAAGTAAAACTGGTAAACAATATCAAACTGCAAGTAGAATAGAATGCTTAAGTGAAGTATCAGATAATTCTGGTGCTGCACCAAGTATGGTTAATGCTACTGGAGTACAAGCAGTTAGAAATGTAACTGATCAATTCTCAGAAAAATACAGATTGACTATGAGTAACCTTATAGGTTCTTATATGTCTGGTGGCAAAATACCAACTGAATCAGAGTTTCAACAAATTGATAATCTGGTTAGAAAAGTATTGGAGGCTAAAGCTAATAGTGTTGAAGAAATACTATCAGATGATCCACCATTTTAACAATTTCTTATCTCCCTCGAGTTAGAAAGCTAGGCATTGCTACAGATTAAGGTTCTTCTCTGTAGTAGTGCCTTTTTATTATGAAATGTAAACTTTGTAAAAAAACTGCAATCATTATACGCAATAAAGAATATTATTGTGCAGATTGTGAATTAGAAAGATTAGGTTATGGAATTAATAATACTAGACGATGGAATATTTCAATTAGTAAAAGTAACAAAAGAAATGACACAAAAAATTGAACTTCTTTTAGAAACAGATTGCTTTGATCTTTGTGATATATTAAGGTTACATTTAACAACTTATATTGAATCTATGAATCTTCATATAATGAATGATGAAAGTGGAGATTTTTATGGTTGCATATGTAAAAATTAAAGGAGAATAAATGATTACTGAACAACGATTAGAAAAAGCGTTAGCATTTTTATCTGAAACAGATGAGAGTAATGCAGAAGCTAATGCTAATGTTAAGTATCTTGATAGATTACTTAAACGTAAAAAAGCATTACATATAACTGGTAACACAGAAGATAAAAGTATATCTGCTAAAGAACAATCTTACTATGCAAGTGATACATATAAATCTGCAATAGATGAATTGTTTCAAGCAGAAGTTAAATCATCAACATTAGAAAACAAACGTGATAAAGAAGGTCTTATTATAGATCTATTTAGAACACTAGAAGCAAGTAGACGTAAAAACAATATATGATTTATAAGTTTAAGAAGTGGGTTATACTTCCTGCTTATACAGAAA